AAATCTCAAGGTAGATTACATCATGATGTTCAATTCAAAATCCTCCAAATTCTTGGAATACCAGATCACTTTGTCACAACATGGTTCAATGCCCATGAAAAGAGTTTCATACGTGACAGGGACTGTGGCTTAGGATTTTCCGTTGATTTTCAACGACGTACTGGTGATGCATGCACGTACCTTGGAAACACTATTGTTACTTTGAGTGTTTTAAGTTATGTGTATGACCTATCAAACCCAAATATCTTGTTTGTTGCAGCAAGTGGGGATGATAGTCTTATAGGATCACTTGAGCCTTTACCTCGAGATAATGAAGACCTTTGTGTTTCACTCTTCAATTTCGAGACGAAATTTCCACATAATCAACCGTTCATATGTTCAAAATTTTTACTGGTTGTTGAATGTGATGATGGTACTGAAGAAGTTTTACCAGTACCAAATCCTCTGAAGATTTTACAGAAGATGGGACCCAAAAACCTACAAGTCAATGTTCTTGACGATTTTTACCAAAGCATGTGTGACATATTGTGGGTTTTTGAGGATGCAGAAGTCTGCAGACGTACTGCTGAATTAGCAGAATACCGCAGATACAAAGGAGCTAAGAAATGTTTGTTTCTTGAATCAGCTCTTTTAAGCCTACCAAGTTTAGTAGCCAATAGATTAAAGTTTTTAAAACGAACTATCAATTTAGAGAGTTCGCGTGCTTGTATCAACAATGAAAACTATAATCTTTTGTGTGATGCTCTTGTTTCCCGCAATGTACGCGGAGTTGATGCAGGTGGAAAATCCACCAATTGCGTCAAACGTACCAAATCCAAATTTGGATTTGAGGCCAAACGAACAGTCCGTGAATCTGAATCCGGACGAAACGTTACACGTGTCCGCAACCGGTCAGGACAACGCACAAATTCCCACGGATTTCACGATGGAAGAAAAGAGCCCACCAGGAAGGTTGGGTTCTTTGTGCATTGATTGTGCTGTTGAGAACCTGCCAGAGGCAGCTTTCTTAGTGAAAGTGCCGAAATTGAATATCAATTTCGAAGTTCAAAGTTTTCCTTCTTCAAGGTTAATCTTTTCCAACTTAGCCGAAAAGGTGAGGTCCATTCCCTTTGTTAGATCATTTGGTATACCAAATGTCGAACAGAGGATGCAACTCTCTTCTCTGGGTAAAGTTGATGTCCACATCTCAATTCCAAAGTTCGGTTGGTCTCAAACTTTGAAGTTATCAGATGTTGTTGCTGGATTTAATTTTCCAAAGATTCCCACAATTAATCCCAAAGTGGATTCTTGTGTTGGTGAATGTATTGATCAATAGATTGGCAGCTGAACGCATTCTATTCAGTCCTATTGATTTCCCGTTAATATCTAATGATATTAACGATGCCTCCC